TATGTTCTTATGTCAGTTTCATAATCATCATTTTGATTTGAAAATGAAACTTCGCAACGATTATATGTGTTGGATTTATTGCCACCTGCAAAATTGATACTGCCTATGATCATGTGATCATCGACTTCAAACAAACCTGACGTTGACACTGCCGCTTCCAGTTTTAATGCATATCTACCATTGGTGTAGGGCAGATAACCCCTACAACATTCCAACAATGCTTTGGTGTTGTCTAACATTTTCTTGGATGTGTCTAGTGTGAAGTTTGTGGTCAAGAATGGTTTTGTGGTTGTGGATCCATCGTCCAATGTGAATGTCTTTGTTTGGGCACAGTCATTGGCCGCTTGTCTAAATCTTGTTGTGTCAATCGAGTCAGCATCCAGTCCCTTACCCACCCTGGGATTACGTAGATAATCAAACAAGCATTCCGCTGGGTTCTCACTCCAGCCAAAGTCCGCGTGTGCCACGCTCTGTGCATAGGTCTCTGAGAATGTGCTGGCCTCTGCTTCTGACAGTGTGGTCAGTTTCCTGACTTTCTTACCTTTCAACAACACCTGTATCGTGGGCAGGCCGGCATAGGGATTGTTGTTGATCTGATCTTTCAATTCATCTTCTGTGGATTTACGCCATTCGTATCTGGCCGCAACATAACACACACCTCTCAGTCTGTGTTTTTCTGACCAACCTGGCACACCATCTAACAGACTGGCTTTGCCTTGATCTTCCTTGCCGTAGAATGCCTGTAGTTTCATTCTCGAACCACCCACTGCATACTTGCCCTGTGTGACTTCAAACTCTGAACCGTGTGTTAATCCGCCTGCATCTGTGATCTGTTGTATCTCTGTGTCATCGATGTAGACTTTTTCAATCTTTTCACATTCACCTTCCGCTATGGCGGTCACAACATATAGGTATTCATTGTTGTCACCGGTCGATGCTATGAAAATTCTCACACCACCGATTCTTCTACGACCATACACCACGGGTATGTGTGCTGTGGTGCTTTGTTTGTTGACATATGTGCCTTGGATGTATGAGTCAAAGTCTGCTCTGTTGTCATACTGTGGTATGGATGGTGACAACCAACCAAATATGCCATTGACGAGACTGCCTAAAAATTTGACTCCACTTTTTAAAAGGCCAACACCAGCATCGACTATGCCGCCGATTAGATCACCTACCCATCCAACTAATTTACCCATTACCAGTGACCTTTCCTATATGTGTTTTTGTCATAATACATTCTGAACCATTGTGCCCTAGGCTGTTGATATCGATCAATGAAATATTTTTTCAACAGTTTCATTGCTTTGTAGTTATTTAAGTTATTTCCAATCACATCTTGTATGTAAATGTTTTGACCACAACACCAATGCACCATGTTTAATGATTTTTCAAATCTTTCTGCTTCGATATCACTCAGTCTAGCCCACGTGGCCACCATGTCAGCACGATCATTTTCACCAAATATCATCATTTGTTTGTAGTGTATGGGATTCAATATGTATCTCCTCAGTTCCCATTGTGTCATTGTTTGACCCACCGGTGAGTTTATATACAGATTCATGATATCTGTTTCGTGTGTATGGAAATTATTCCTATCGATAATTTTTTGCCACATCGATTACTCCGTAGGCAGTTTTTGGCCCCATTGTAAATCCTGTATCATGGCTGATGCGTGTTCGAAGCCCAGATCAGAATCAAATGTGCCACCCGTTATATAATGTCGGGTCTGTTGTTGTGATTCCGAATTGGTTATCCTTGAATTGGTCTGTCTGAAGTTGGCGAAATGTGATGCCGCGGACAGCGTTATTGATGATGACATCGGATCTTCACTGATGTTAAACATGGTGATGTTGCCATCAAATATCATGTGTGGATCAGCCACCTGTGTTCTTGTGCCTGCTGTATAAAATGCTCTACGTATCACGACCCGTTTGTTGATCACGGGTTCATCTAGACATCTACGGATGACTTGTGGAACTGCACCTGCTAAAGTGATCTTCACTGAGCCCACTGCAACATCTGTTTGTTCTGAAATGTCTGCAAAACCCAACAAACCATTTGCTGAAGCATATGTGTTTGAATCGTAAACAATGTCATAGAATGAATCAGTCATGTATTCCGTGCCTGCGTCCAGATATAGTTCTAACAGATGGGCACACTCAAATTGATTGGATTCTAATGTTGTGACGACTGCTGAATCTAAAACTTTTGTCATTAGAACGTCTCTTCCATGTCAATTTCAAATCTGTAAAAACCATCTGTGCTTAGATTGTAGGTCTGCACATCATTTACCGATCTTGCTAAAAATTTAATGTCCTGTCCTGTGTAAAAAGTCTGTGTGGTTTCTGCCTTGATCAGGCCTGGGAATATGTTCACTGTGCCTGAACCTGATAGGGTGGCATCATCTGTGACCATATACACTTTGTAATGTTCTCCCGATGTGTTGTTAAATGAGATAAGATCACCTGCCTTCAGTGTGCCTGTGGCTGCGACTGTCAAAGTTCTTGATCCTATGGTGCCTGTGGCCGTGCCTGTTGTTATGGTTCCTTCGTGTGCCAGGCCTGGTATTGTGATTGTGTAAGGTGCAAATCTACCTGCTTTGCCATGAATAAAAGCATAAACGGGTTTGAATTCCGTGTGTGTGAGTGGTGTGAACACTGCCTTCCAACTGAAATACTGTGTGCTGAAACTCCTGGTCTGCACACGGCCTGACAAACTTCTTGAATACAATGTTTGATTGTTTGATCTAAAATCCATATCAGTCCATGGCATATCACCTCCTGCGACTTTGTCATTGAAATGATCAAAACTGGTTCCTATTGATGGATATGTTCCCATATTACACTACCGCCTCTCTGCCCTGCTCCATTACAGCATCGTTTATGATATTTACTATCATGCTTCTTTCTCTATATAGCAGATCCTGGAAACCTGATGCGTCCAATGTGGTTATTTGGAAATTGACTTCAACTTTTTTACCTGTGCCCATCTTGTCTAATGGTATAATATTACCATTTGTTTTGGGGGTAAAAATCTCTGGTCCCGCTTCACCAATTAGGAACGGTGAACCACCTGTTACCGGACCACCTTCTTGTCTACCACCGTATGTCTGTGCCCTGATGGCGTTGACCCTGGCATAACCCGCCGCCAGTGCCGCACCCGCCGCCGCGAACGCCAATGGTGGGAACCATGAGAACGCCCTGAACGCCGACTGTGCTGATGCTATGGTGTCTATTATGGCCTGTGCCACCGCCAGTGCCTTGTAGGCCTGGAACGCTTTCTTGTTCTCTTGGCCCAATGCTTGGAACATCTGCACCGTGCTGTCCAGCACCGCCTTGTTCCTCTGTGCCACAGTGGCTTCTCTCAGTTCTTCTGATCTCTCTATGTCTTTCTGTAAGACGCCCTGTGCTTTTAATTCTTTCCTTCGCTGTTCTTCAGCGGCCCTGTCCTGTAGTTCCTTCATCTTGGCCAGGTGCTGTGCTTCTAACTTCTGTTTCAGTTCATCGGCACGTTGCTTCTGGATGTATTCCTTGTCCAGTGCGTCCTGTATGATGGCCAGCCTGTTGTTATACTGCTGTTGCAACAGTTCCATTTCAGTGGCCACGCTGTCTTGGATCCTCTGTATGTCACTGAGTGCGGCGTCACGCTTCCTCTGGTTCTCTTCCAGTATCCTCATGATCTCCGCTTTCAACTTGTCCGCACTGGCCTTGATCGCCTTGGCCTTGGCCTCTTGTTCCTTCTTGGCTATCTCGTCCAGTTGTTCGCCATAGCCCTCATAGGCCTTCTTGGCTATCTCTACTTTGTTGGCCAGGTCCTCATAGGCCAACTTGCCACTCTCTGTCTGTGTGTTCAGTTTGGCCTGTGCTTCCAGTAATTTCTCGATCACCTGTGCCGCTTCATTCTGCTGGTCAGTCAGTTTCTCCACCTGTGACCTGAAATCTAATTTTTTGTATCTCTCTATCTCATCAGTGTATTGCGCCACTGTGTCAGTGATGGCCTTGGTGGCCTTCTGTTCTTCTTCCAGCGCCTTCTTGAGTGCTTCATTCTGTGCCACCTGTTCTTCTGTGACCTTGATGTTCTTCTTGATCTGCTCTTCGACTTCCTTCAATCTCTGGAACTGTTCGCCCAGCGTGCCATTCAGGATCATGGTCCTAAACTCTTCGTCTATCAGGAAGTCCACTATGTTGGTGTCTAGCAGTTTAAGGTATCTGTCCCTGACTTCATCCAGGGCCTGTTTCTGTTGTTCCAGTCCCTGCACTGACTCCAACTGTGTGAGGTTCATTACCGCGAAAGGATCTTCTATGCCGGCTATCCTGTCCAGCGTGTTCTTGACGCCCAGCAATGATTTCCTGTATAGGTCTGACAGCCCCGTGGCTTCAGTTATGGCCACCACCGCCCTGTCGAACGCATCCTTGGTCGCTATTTCAAGTTGTCCCAACGTTGGGTTGGTCTTGGCGAACATATCCTCTAACGCAGTGGAGTTCTCCAACATCTTGAATAACGTCTCGGCCGTGAGTTCACCCGCCTGTGACATCTTACGTAGTTGGCCCACTGATATGCCGGTCTCCCTGGCCATTATCGATAGTGCGGGACCAAGTGCTTCAACTAAACTTCTAAATTCATCACCTCGGACCTCACCTGAAGCCATGGCCTGACCGAACTGTCTGATAACACTGGAGGCGGTGTTGCCATCCGCTCCGGCCAATTGTAATGCCTTGGATAGTTTGCCGGTGACGTTGATCACCCTCTCTTCGCTGACTCCCAGGTTTTCCGTTGTGACCCTTAATTTAGTGAATAGGTCCACCGTGTCGCCAAATGCTGTCCTGTTCTCTTGTGCCGCCACGACCAGACGACCAAACACCCTGTCGAGATCTTCCTGTCCTTTGGTTATCAATCGCAGTTGGTTACGATATTGCTCGAACGTGGCAGTGGTGTCCAGCATCATCTTGCCGAACTGTGCCACTTCTCTTATGGCCAACGCACCAACGAAGGCTCCGGCCGCCTTGGTGGCTGAACCAAAACCAGATCTTATACGGCCAAGATCACTCTGGATCTCGCCCAGTGCTTTCTTGGTCTTGTTAACGCCTACGATTTCTAACTGTTCTCTTAGTGGCATCCTGTCTTTCCTGTTTCGCTTTTTGGTTGAGGTAAGCAATCCAACCTTTGAACTCTGTTAGGGACATCTCCATCACCTGACCCACCGTTATGTGTAGGTGCTCGGCTAGGGCGAATATGCTATATAATTCACCGTCCCTTATAAGTTTTTTTCAAGATCACCAATTGTTTCACTGTTGGCGTTGTTCAGTATGCTCGCCACTTTAATGATCACATTTGGATCTGCTTGATTCATCAATTCTATCCTATCAATGTCCTTGAACAGCCTCTCGCCATTCTCGTCCAGTGATTTGAGCACAATTGATTCCACCAGTGCTTCCGCCGTCTTGCCGCTCTGAGTCAAACTCATAATCTTGGCTTCAGTGGCCATTGATGCAGTCGCCCTGTAATAGATGTCACAGTCCCATTCATCGATGTGATGTTTGAATAGGTTTCCAGCGAGTTTGGCCTTGAAATGTGCCAACGCCTTCTGTTTAACTGTTTGATCTTTTGTCTTGTCCGTATCAGTCATCGTTTTCTCCTTTTCCATTATCTTGAAAGTCTACCTGATTGTAACCTAGAATATTGTGAGTTGACCTTTCTGCCCACAGCCCTTCTAGTAGGTGCTATTATACCACGTGGCGCCTGCTTAGAGCGACCTCTTTC